AGTCTCAAATGCTCCAACAACAACTTTTAAGAAATAGCCCCCAAAGGACGCTCTCTCCCAATTTGAGACTGCGGGCGAACTTGTGTCTGGCGGGGGCTGTGTTATTTATATGAAACACTGGATAGACGAGCTCGAGCAAATTGACCACGGCGGCATCAAATATTGGATGCGAAAGGATAACTTTATTGACAAACAATGTTTTAGAGAATCGGTTTTGGAAGATCAGTATCGACTTTCTTCCTTAGTGGGCAAAATTGATTGCGTTATTGATATTGGTGCTTGTCAGGGAGTATTTGCGGTGAGGGCGAACGCATTGCTTGACTGCCCTGTGTACTCCTTTGAGCCACACCCTGATAACTTTAAAATACTGACACTGAATGCTCGATTTCAATTCCCAAGAATATATCCATTCGAGGGGGCGTTTGTTCCCAAAGGCGCTTCAAAAAGAATATTCCTGACCTCGGACCAACACGAGGCGGCCAACCACTTAGCCGATGAAGGAATCCCGGTGTTGGGATGGGACTACAATGATATTCTTGTGCTAATTCCGGGGAGCGAACGGTGCTTGCTCAAGCTGGATTTTGAGGGTGGTGAAGACCGGGCAATCATCGACATGATTGACTCCAACTATAAATCCCTTCATATTGTCGGCGAATGGCACCACGACCCTGATCCTGTCGCAAAAGCCCTCAAAGATGTGGGATGCGACAATATTGAGGTTCAGGACGGGGAGATTACGGGGTTGTTTTTTGCGACGAAAGGGATATGAGAGTCAACATCGCTATGCCGGCATTTCGGCGCCCGGACTATACATTCCCCGCCGTGGATCGCATTCATGCTTATCTCCCCCTTGATTGGCCGTTATTTGTTTCGGTGGACAGAGACGAGGGCGGAATTGTGAATCAGGATATTGTTAATATGTTTTCCGGCGGGAGGTGGGGTAGTCGAAAAATCATTGTATCCATTGCCGAAAGGGCTGGAGGCTGTAACGGAAATATATTTCGTGCTTTATCTATGGCATGGGAAGACAAGCCCGATGCAGTGGTTTGTATTGAGGATGATATTATCATATCAAAAGACAGCGGATCGTACCTCAAATGGGCCTTAGGAAAATTCAAAGACGACATTACCGTTCGCAATATAACCCTATGGAGGCACTTAAAAGGAGCCAGCCACACCGGGGGACAGGAAGGAAGGTGTATGCTTCAAAACAAAAAGTTCACCTGTTGGGGGTGGGCTACTTGGGCCCGTGAATGGGAGGGCATAAAGGCTAACTGGACTACCGGAGGCGACGAAACGGAAACTTCATGGGATGTTGTGCTCGAGAAATACTGGGGAGATCGGTTTGAGGTGGCACCATCCATCAGCAGGGCGATCAACATCGGAGACGAGCTTGGAACGCATCGGGGCGGAGAGCGACCGCCAGCTCTTGCGGATTGGCATTCTGCGGAATACTGGATTGACACTCCGCCAAAAATAGAAAACGTCGCCGTAATTTCCGGTCGAAACGGGGATTTGTTCATGGTTTGTAAGCATTTGCCGCCAGATACGTGGGTGGTATGCCTGCCAGAGTTTGCCCCTATAATCGGGAGCCTCTTTCCACACCTTAAAGCATTCACCTGCAATGTGAAAAATTCACACATCGCAAGGCTTATGCACATAGCCCGTGGCCGGTTCCCGAATGCCAATATCTTCAACTGCCAGCAAAACGGAATGCCCATGGAGGTTCAGCAGGAGTTTAGAAACTATCAACATTTTCAGGAGGCCCAAGCCATATATGCGCCAGTTCAATAAAGCCATTGTTTATCTGGAGGGCACCAGTTCGGCCATCCAGTTTCTTCCTCAGGTGCGGTCCACTATATTCGAATGTCTTCGTGCGCTCAATATTCCCTTTGAGGAGTATAAGAACCCCATGAATGGATTTCCGGCTTTGACCGAAGATTTCAACAAGCCCGACACCCTCTACATCGTTGCCGACAGCCTACAATTCCACCTTTGCACCAAATCTCCGGTAATTGTTATTTGTCGGTCTGGACAGGTGTATCAAAGCACCCCAGGACAAAACTGCATCGGGGTTCTTACTCAGGAAATGGTATTCCGGGACTGGAACGAACTTGCCGCCTGCATCTACCGGAATCAACCACAAAGACCACACTTCGACAACAAGGCTGCAAGAAACTACCTACTCTACTCGGAGCACACCCCAAAGGATGCGGACTCTTTTTATCGGTATGCCTTCGCCGCTCATTCATGGGGAAAAATAGCCACGCAAGACCCGTACACTATTTTGTCTGGCTACCAGTCTGACAAACTGCCAAGGGTGAATGAAATGCTGAAAGAAGCGGTGGAGGGATGCACGCACCCCGACGACATTATCATCCTAATCAATAGGGACATAGCCTTAATTCCAGAGGCGATTGGCATTATCAGAACATTTTTAGAAACCCGAAACATCGAGCATTGTTTTGCCCATCGGGTTGATATTCAAAAGCACGTCCACCAGTCCTTTGTTTCTCTATGGGGCAAACCATATAATGTTGGAGTTGACTTGTTTGCAATTCGACCCTCTTCGCCAGCAGTTCCCATTCTTACGAGCACCCCACTTTATATTGGTCGCACTGCATGGGACCACGCATGGACGAGCCAAATAAAAAATAGGCTACCGTTTAATGTAGCCTATCATATAGATCATATAGGGGAATGGAAGAGCGATTCGCCTGAAATTCAAAGGCAAAACAAGGAGAATGAACAGGCTCTTTGGGACATGATGCCCCATGTAAAATCCTATTCAGAATCCGGGTACGAAGGTGTTGGCCCGCTTTCTTAGGAGCCCGCCAATACCGAGAATGTAGTTAAAACGTGCGATTTTGCAAGTTTAACTATACACGGGCTTGTAGTGCCATTTGCGTTTCGGTAGGTGAAATTCGTGTATGCGCTTCCGTAGTTTGGAGAGGTGTTGGTCTCCAGAGAAGGCCACTGAATTGCCTCATCGCTGAAAGGGATTGCCGGAGATGCTGCGTCGGGCGCTCCAGACTGAGGATACACTACTGCGAGCATGGTTCTAACGATTGCCATTTGTCTTTATTGTTTTAAATGAAAGACCAAAGCACGAAAGAAAAATTATATTTTCCTACGCCCTTTTCCTCGTTACGAAAAATCCGGGTCTGATTGGCCTCTCAGGCACCGTGTAGTGCGTATTCGTATAGTTATATTCATCTCCCCAGCCGCAAATGTTCCACTCGGCCACGCTGGCCATATTGTCCGCCATGGAATAATCGGACTTGGTTCGGTCGGTTAAATCAAAATCGAGGTGGTCTTGAATCCCTTTCAGAAACGGGAATCGCATGGGCTCCTCCACAATGTCGTATGTGTGTGGGCCAAGCCAAACACCATCACCACGAAGAAACTCGTTGGTGTATTCGCACCCCTTGGAAATGTGCCCATCCCGGTTGATCTCATTTCCTGTGAACAAGCCGATTACATCGTTCTCCCGTGTCATAGGCACGTTCAGAATTTCATACTCCCGAAGCATAAATCCACCCATTCCGTGCTGAATCATGTAATTCTGGAATGCCTCTGAACGGTTGTTTTCCAAAGAAATGGGCATGGAGTAATATAAGGCACATAGCATTACCTGTTCGTGATCCCAGCCGGATTGCGGGTGTCGGTGGGCGTAGTAGGCGAATTTGGCCGGGGTGTGGAAGTAGCCGGGCATATTGGACCCATACGATGCCCGGAACGCCTTATTGGCATCTTCGTACTTCCGGTTGAAAAACAGCCTGCCGGAAAGTCCCTGGTTGGAGCCCCTTCCTTTTACATCTGATTTAGCATAGGTATCCAGCCCAATGCACCCTACTTTGTGATTCAGGGGGCGTCTCATTCCGTATTGAACTTTATACTGCCCGATGGTTTCGGCGGATGGTTCCCATGGTCCTCTTTCCCATGGGCCTTTTGGGTCTTCACGCCACACGGGCACTATCTCCGTTCCCTGGCCCCTGTTCTGAAAGTAGCCACGTCGGATTTGAGCCTGAACGGATGGGGCGGAGGCGGATTGTTTTAGGCCGTCAAGTTTTGTGGATTCGTATGGGCAAAATTGGTTGAGGGACGAAAATGCGTCTCCGGGCGTAAATGGGTTTTGTCGCTTTTCCTCCCAGTACAAGTCCTCCCGCTTCTTTCTTTTCTGTTCGGCATTCCGCTCAAGGAACGCTTTGGCCCCAATAACCTCAAACGGTGGTCCATCCTTCGGCCACATTTCCCTCATGTGGCACTCCTGCTCTGCGTCAGGCATTTCTACTACGTCCTCCCCGTATGGGCCTACAAATCCGGGCTGCCCGATATAGGCAGGAAAGAACAAGTTGCGCAGCTTATTGGTTGTGGTTGGGTATAGCCCGTCTTCCTTAGTGGATATATCCGCATCATCAAACAGGATTTTGTAGTTCCCGCCGCCTTTTTCAATTTTATTGGCCGTGGTAGGAAGAAAGGCAAAACCAATCTTTCGACCCATGTTGATAAGGGTCTTTTCCTGAATACTCCAGAATACGTTGATGTCGGTACGCTGATCCTTACCCGCCTCATCTTTCCCAAGGAAGTTAATTTCGTCTCCGTCAAAGCCCATCTCCGTAGATGGTTCAAGCCGGATGATACTATTAAGCGCCTGAGAAGCAAGCCCTTCTTTGTTCTTCTTGCTTGCCCTAAGTGCTGAGGATGGTTCGGAAAACGTAATGAGGTCTTTGTTGGGCTGCATGGTGTAACGCAGCCATTTGGGTAGTTTGCTTATCGGGATGAAAAGGAATCGCCGGAAATTGGTTAATGCCAGCTTTAAATCCGAAGCAATAAGGCCGGAGGTTTGCTCTGGGCGAAGCGTGGCAAACCAGTAAGCCATAAGGTGTTGGTACATCGTGGCACCGTCCCGTCGTCCTTTCAGGTAGGTAACCCCATAGTCGGCTGTATGCTTATACACATACCAGCAAAACAGCAGGATGAGCCGCTGCTTGTTTCGATACTCAACAAATTTATCCTTCGTCTCTACTTTTGGTAGCCAATAGTTTAGGGCCAGATAGTGCCATGGAGTTATCCATGTTATCTTATTCTTGATGAAGCACCAGTAGCCATCCTTGTAAATCCGGCTGTCCTCTCGAAGGATGAACTCCTTTTGCTCCACCGTCGGGGCGTCCATATTGAGCCCGGACTTAATGTAGTCTGGAATTTCGGTGCGGGTGAACTTGGCCTTTGCATTGCCATACCCGTCAATATCTTTTAGGTTCTTTGGGATTTCGGGTGTTATAGTCCACCCAGACCATACCCATTCGTATATCCGACCATCCTTTACCCTTTGGTCTTCACGAAGGAATTTGAGTACATCGGGTCTTGATTTGTCGTTCTGGAAGGGGGTCATGCGGTCTGAGAGTAGCGCCAAATATAGCCATACGCTGTTTTTGTTTTACCGTTTGCTGCATTACTTACTCCGGACTGGCGCATTCCAGTTTCTCTCTGGACTTGCTTTGCGGCTGGCCAGTCCCTCACAAAAACACCATCCAGCGTAAATTGTGATATTTTTTTACTGAATGGGCTGTCTTCTCCTTTCTTAGCAGTGGCTAATCCGGTTTCAAATGCGTGCTTCCTGTTTTCTGAGTGCGTACACCATTCTAAATTGGACGGCCTGTTGTCGTTTCGAATTCCGTTGATATGGTTTACACAAGGTAGATTGTTTGGATTTTCATGGTACGTCTTGGCTATTAGCCTATGAACCAAATGGGTTACCAAAACCCCATCTTGCCTCAATACCACCGAAGCATATCTTTTCTTTCCGTATATTTTACTTTTTAGCAGCACGGCCTTCTCTCTTGCCAAAGAAACCAAGTGCCCCTCCGACGACGCACAAACCACAAAATCAAACCCGGAAACAGGCATCCATTTTAAAGCCAGTAGCTCTGGCTTGCCCGATATAAATTTCTCAAGTCTGCTTTCCATACTATGCGTTTCGTGTTTTTGCGATCAAATCAGAAATTGTACCAAACTCAGACGATATTTTACCCTCGCTGAAATCGTACTCGGCCTCTTCGCTGCCCTTAAATAACTCCGCCTTCAGGTCTTTTATTCGCTTCCTGACATCGCCAAGGTCTATTCCATTCGCAATCTTGGCTTTGTAGGAAGTGTTTTCCTTTCCATCGCTCAGTTCCTTTTTATCCTCTGGATCACGAAGGGATTCGCAAACATTCTGAAACATCACCACTAAACTCCAGTAGTATTCCGCATCGGAGTTTTTGAAAAAATGGGCTCTGGTTTCTGCCCTGAATTGGTCCTTTTCCGGGGTGAATTTCTTGATTTTGACAGCCGCAGCCCATCGCTCCTTCCATGACATAGAAAGAGGCAGCTTAACAGTGTCCGAATAAATAAACTCTACAAACGCCCTGACATCTCCTTCTTCCATGCTTTTTCTTTAATTTCTCTCAGTTCTCCCGGATGTTCCTCAACCCACTTGCGAAACCAATTGGGTCTGGCCCCTCCGATTCGGCCCCGGTTTATTATATAATGCTCTATATGCTCGATGGTTGGAACAAAATCCTTGCCATGCGCCTTGATACCTTTTTTTAAGTTTATGTACCCATATAGATCGTCCGCCGCCTTTTTGACAATGGCCATTATCGTGGACCGCTGCTCGTGCTTGTAAACGTCCTTGATAACGCTTTCGATGTACGCCAAGTCTGCAAGGAATCGGGCGGATCGGTTCTTTCTGAGCAGGGTTTTAAGAAGAAGTGCGTCCTCGCTGTAAACGGGAAGTCCGCCTTTAAACAGCGGCCTCCCCCTCCAAGGCGTTTTCAGGTGGGCATCAATTTTTACGGTGCGGCCATTGACATCATTTTTCATAATGGCCTTCCCGTCTTTGACCGCTATGCACTCATAGACAACCCGCTCTTTATCCTTCTTTCCGTAAAGGCGGTCCCCTTTTGCAAGAATCTTGGCCTTAGCCATTGCTTATCACCACTTCGGTTAGCAGGAATAGTGTACCGATGGAGACGGCGTTTTCTAATCCAACCCTTAGCGATTTTGCCGGGTCGATTACGCCGGATTCAAGCAAGTCTTCCAGAGTTCCGGTTCGGGCATTGTAGCCGTAGCCAAACTTTTCCTTCGACACTTTTTTGTAGATGGCGTCTGGATCGGCCCCGGCGTTTGTAAGAATCTGGTTAAATGGCTCCCGTATGGCAGCTTCGACAATCTCTATCCCGGCAAGTTTATCTGCGGAAAGCGTTGCTGCCTTGAGTTGGGTAAGTGTGGATTGGCAGCGGATAAATCCAGTTCCTCCACCGGGCAAATAGCCTTCTGCCTGAGCGGCACGACACGCTTTAAGCGAATCGTCAATCCGGTCCATCTTTTCCTGCATTTCAATATCGGTAACCCCGCCAACCGAAAGAATGGCAATGCCACCTTGTAGGGCAGCAATCCGCTCCCTCAGAAGCTCTTTGGTTTGTTCGTGATCTTCCTCGTTGAGCAATGTCCTTAATTCGGCACAGCGGGCCTCTATTGCTTCCTTAGCCCCCGCCGACCCAACAAACACCGTGGAGTTTTTGGTGATGATGATTTTCTCACACGTTCCCATGTGGGAAAGCTCCATTTTTTTGAGTTGCAGCCCAATCTCCTGAGAGGCAAATGTGGCCCCGGTTAGGACAGCCAAATCCTCCATGATCTGATTGGTAATCTGGCCTCTACCGGGAGACTGAATGGCGCACAGTTTTGCTTTCGCCCGCTCAACGTTGGTTGCAAGAAAGCTCAATACTTCGGGCTCAAAGTCCGGGGCAATAATAACCACCGGGCGACCAAAGGCCCCGTCAGCAGCAATGCGATCCAAGGCTGTTCCCAAATCCTGATACTGGTTGATCGGCTGTTCGTAAAGCAGGATAAGCGGATTCTCAAATTCGCACTGGTGCTTTGGCTTGTTGTTTATGAATTTGTCGGAAACAAGTCCACGGGCAATCATGGTGCCATCAGTTTTCTTGATTGTGGTTTTGTAGGTGGGCGATTGCTCCACCATTACCAGCCCCTCAACACCAACAAGTTCCGTTACCTCGGCAATCATACCGCCAATCTCTGCATCATTGTTGGCAGATATGGTGGCAATCTGTCGAAGCTGGTCAGTGGTGGTTACAGGCTGGCTTAGTTCTTTTATTCGCTTCACCACAGCCTGACAGCCAAGGTTAATGCCCTCAATCAAATCCCTTGCCGTAGCGCCGGATTCAATTTTTGCAACGCCTTGGGTAATGATGGATTGAAGTAAAATTGCGGTGCCGCTGGTAAAGTCCCCGCACTCCAACACCGTCTTCGCAGAACACTGCTTAACCAGCGACGCCCCAATTTCTTCCATCGGGTCTTTCAGGGTGATGGATCGGGCAATACTGATACCATCTCGGGTAGAAGCAATTCCGCCCGATATGGTGCCATCCGCTTGCTTTCGGAATGGGTTGGTAATAAAGGCGTTCTTGCCCATAGGGCCGATGCTCACCTTCACTGCATTGGCAGTGTCGTTTACGCCTTTGAGAACCTTGTCTCGGGCTTGTTTTGAGTATAGAATTTCGCTCATAATTTGGGTTTCTTTGATTTTGTCTCCTTCGACGGCTCTCCCCGCATGAATTGTTCATTGATTGCCGGCTCTTCCTTTACCTCTACGGGTGCGGGCGGCTCTGGGGCCTCTGTCTTAGCCGGAAGTTTCCAACCCTCTCTTTCGGCCCGTGTTGTTTTAATTCTTTGGGGCATAACTGTTTAATTGTTGTCTTAAAAGTTCGTTGTCGTTTTGTAGTTGCTCTACCTGCAATTGAAGTTTCGTGTTGTCGCCAGCGTCTTCGGCTTTCTTTTTCCATTTCGCCACCTCCTCCTGAG